GTAAAGATAATGCTAACGTGCTTTTCAAAAAAAGGTTCGCGGACGGTGGATCTACACAAACTAACAAAACAAATTTAACAGAAGAAACATTTGTAAAGTTAAGAATTCAAAAGAAAAATTTAAATCATAAAGAATTTGCTGATTATTTAAATAATCAAACAGAATATTATCCGGATCCTAAACAAGCAAACAAGTTTAGTAATGTTAGTGTTGGTAGGAGATATGACATAGCTAAGTCAAAAGGAAAATTTCCATTAAATTTTGTAATTAAAGGATCTATACAAGATAGAACTTTAACTCCTGAAAAATATAAATCTGTTATAGGAGAAAAAGACTATTTAAAGTTAAAAGATAATCCTACAAAATTAAAAAATCGTTATGAGTTTAAATTAAAAAAAGCTAAAGATCCTAATTTTCTTAAAATAAGAGCAGAAAGAAATTTAGCAAAAACAAAAGCTATGAGTCCACTAGAGTATGAAGAAAAAATTCTTGAACCCGCAAGAAAGCGTAGTCAAAAATTAAGAGGAGACTCAGCTAAATTTACAGTTAATAGAAGAGATGCAAAATCCATGGCATGGAAAGACTTAGTTAGTAGATCTTATGAAAAAGCAAATAAAGATCCATATTTTAAATTTCAAACTCCTGTAAAAGCAAAAAAAATATATAATACAGCGGACATGAAAAAAATTGTTCTAATAGATAAAAATGGTAACAAGTTTACATATGATACTTTGTTTAAAGATATAGAAAAAACAATTGGTGAACAAGAATTTAAAAATTTTAAAAATACATATGAGCAAAGAGCTTTTTTAAATAAAGAAGGAATAACAACCGAATTAAATAAACTATATGAAATAAAACCAGGGCAAAGAAAAAGTGTTTTTAATATTCAACACATAGAAGGTTTTAATAAAAATCCATTTAAAGTTCACATGACTTTTGGGAATCAAAATTTAAATGAAGCATACTCAAGAAAAAGTTTTACTACAGATTTTGGAAGAGCAGATACTTATTCTAAAAAGAAAGCCGTAATTAATAAATACTATAAATCTTTAGGACCAGATATCGTTGCACAAATTGGAAAAAAACCTAAAGGAACAGCACCCTTATTAACAAAATTGTTAACAGGACTTAAGGACACTAAAGGAAATACTATTACGTCGCCTATTATAGAAGACGCTATAAAAAATTTAAGCAAAGCTGAGAATAATGAGCTCAATGGTTTAAAAAAAAACCAAATTGCAACAGTTAAAAGATTTGCAGATAAAAATGGAATTCAATTAAATAGTTTTGCCGGAGTCGTTGATTTATCACAATCAGGTTTAACAATGCCGCCAGCAGTTAAAAATGCTTTAAAAACAATTGTAAAGTATGGAGGTAAAACTTTAAGAGGAGTAGGAAAAGGAGCTATAGTTTTAGATCCTATGTTTGCAGCTTATGATTTTTCAACAGCTATAGATCAAGGAGCAGGTGGAAAAAATGCTTCTGAATATATGGTTAAAAGATTTGGAGAAAGTCTTCTTAATTTACCCGATCTTGTTGCAAGTGGTGGAAAATTTGTAAAAGATAAACTACAAGGTAAAGATGCAAAATTTGAACAAGGAACTTTGTACGAACCTTTTGATTTTGCACAAAGAGGACTAGAAGAAAATTTAGCAGCAATGCCACAATCACAAAAAGTTAGAAATATAGCTAATAGAGATTTTGATGTGGGAATTGGTGCAAGTATGGGTATGGTAGATGATGATCAAATACCGGCATCAAGACAAGAAATAGAAGAAGCCAAACAAAAGTTTTTAAAAAGTCAAATGGGACCTTATTATAAATATGGAATTGAAAGTCTACCAAGAAAGGTTGCTAAACCTACTAAGTATGATATAAAAGCCAAAAAGGTGTACAATAATTAACAGGAAAGAGATATGGCTGAAATAGACGATACATTACCCAAAGAAACTATAAGTGACGAAGCTTTTGTAGAACAAGAAATTGAAATTCCAAATGAAGAACTTGATACATCCAATGAAGATGTAAATGTTACTATGGATGAAGATGGTGGTGCTGAAATAGATTTTGCTCCAGGAGCAGGAGAAGCATTAGAGTCTGATGAACATTTTTCTAATTTAGCAGAAATTATAGACGAACAATATTTAGATGAACTAGGTTCAACTCTTTATGATCAATATACAGAGTACAAAGAATCTCGTGGTGACTGGGAAGACAGTTATAGAGAAGGTCTAAGTCTTTTAGGATTTAAATACGAAAAAAGAACAGAACCTTTTAAGAATGCTTCAGGTGTTAATCACCCAGTTCTAGCAGAAGCAGTTACACAATTTCAAGCGCAAGCTTACAAAGAATTATTACCTGCAGATGGTCCAGTACGTGCACAAATCTTAGGAGATGTGTCTAACGAAAAACAAGATCAAGCAAACAGAGTAAAAGATTTTATGAATTACCAAATCATGGATCAAATGCCTGAGTACGAACCTGAGTTTGATCAGATGCTTTTCTATTTACCTCTGTCTGGTTCTACTTTTAAAAAAATTTATTATGATGATTTGCTTCAAAGAGCAGTATCAAAATTTGTACCTGCTGATGATTTAATTGTTCCATACAGTGCGTCTTCATTAGAAGATGCGGAAGCAATTATTCACGTTATTAGAATGTCAGAAAATGAAATTAGAAAACAACAAGTTTCTGGTTTTTATAAAGACATAGAATTAGGACAACCTCCTGTAACAGAAAATCAATTAAAAGAAAAAGAATTAGAGCTAGAAGGAATTTCTAAAAACAGCAGTCAAGATCAATTTACTATTTTAGAAATGCACGTTGATTTAGATTTAGAAGGTTTTGAAAATATGGGCCCAGATGGTGAGCCAACAGGAATCAAACTTCCCTACATCGTAACTATATTAGAATCTACTAATGATATTTTATCTATTAGAAGAAACTATAATCAAGACGATCAGCTAATGAAGAAAATAAAATACTTTGTACAATTTAAATTTTTACCTGGTACAGGTTTTTATGGTTTTGGTTTAATACACATGATTGGTGGTTTAACTAGAACTGCAACTGCAGCTTTAAGACAATTATTAGATGCAGGAACTTTAGCTAACTTACCTGCTGGTTTTAAAACTAGAGGAATAAGAATTAGAGACGATGCTCAACCCTTACAGCCGGGTGAGTTCAGAGATGTCGACGCTCCGGGAGGCAATATACGAGATCAGTTTATGCAATTACCGTTTAAAGGACCAGACCAAACTTTACTTCAATTAATGGGAGTAGTAGTTAGTGCAGGTCAACGATTCGCGAGTATTGCTGATGCACAAGTAGGCGACATGAACCAACAAGCAGCCGTGGGTACTACAGTTGCGTTATTGGAACGTGGATCGCGAGTAATGTCAGCTATTCATAAAAGATTATACGTAGGTCTTAAATCAGAGTTTAAATTATTAGCAGAAGTATTTAAAACTTACTTACCACCAGAATATCCTTACGATGTTCCTGGTGCTACAAGAAATGTTAAAGTTACAGATTTTGATGACAAGATAGATGTGCTACCAGTAGCAGATCCTAACATTTTTTCTCAAACACAAAGAATTTCTATGGCGCAAATGGAATTACAACTAGCACAATCGAATCCTCAGATACATGATTTATACCAAGCGTATAGATCCATGTATGAAGCGGTTGGGGTAAAAAATATTAATGCAATATTACCTCCACCGCAACAACCCACACCTATTGACCCAGCACTTGAAGAAATTGCAGCAATGGGTATGAAACCGTTTCAAGCTTTTCCAGGACAAGATCACAAAGCTCATATTGATTCGCATTTAAACTTTATGCAATCTAATATGGTACAAAACAGTCCAGCAATTATGGGAGCTTTACAAAAAAACATTTTAGAGAGAATATCTTTAATGGCACAAGAGCAAATACAGTTAGAGTTCCAAGAAGAACTACAACAAGCTCAACAGATGCAACAAATGTTACAACAACAACCACAAAATCAACAATTGGTTCAACAAGTAACTCAATTAACTAATAAAGTTAATTCAAGAAAAGCTATTCTAATTTCTGAAATGGTTAAAGACTATATGAAGGAAGAAGAACAGATTATTAGTGAGTTAGGTGGTGATCCACTACTTAAATTAAAATCTAGAGAACTGGATATTAAAGCTAGACAAAATGAAGACAGAAAAGCTTTTGATGATAGCAGAATTAGTATAGATACTATGAAAGCTATGCAGAATCAGTCTCAATTTGAAGACAAACAACAACAATCCGAAGAATTAGCTGATTTAAGGGCTGAAACTTCGCTTACCAAACAAATAATGTCTAGTGATGCAGCTATGGAAAGACAACAAATGGCTGATAAAAGTAAACGAAACGATTTTGGTAGAAACTTTAAGAAAAATTAAGTATAATAAATCATTAAGGAGAAAATTATGGATAAAGATTGGCAAAAAGGATCAACTTTTATGAATGACGACGTCAAGATCGAAAAAGAACTTGGTTGTGGTCCTGATGGTTATCAAACGGGCGGAGTTACTATTGAAGCAACTAACCCGAATGAAACTCAAACTGTTACAGTTAGAGGAACTAAAAGAATGAGAGCTGACAAAAAACCTGTTAAGGCTAAGTGGTACTAAATGTGGTTTTCGGCAATTAAATTAGCCGTTTCCGCTGGTAGTAAAATTTACGCTAACAAGCAGAGAACGAAAATAGCTATGTCTGATGCACAGCTTATGCATGCATCTCGTATGGCTGAAGGCAAGGAAGCTTACCAAGGTAAATTATTAGAAGCACGTCAATCAGATTGGAAGGACGAGGCAGTTTTAATAATTTTAAGTTTGCCCATAGCAATTTTGGCCTGGGCAGTCGTCTCGGATGATCCAACAGCAATGGACAAGGTAAAACTGTTCTTTGAGATGTTTTCAGAGCTTCCTAAATGGTTCACTAATTTATGGATCCTTGTAGTTGCGAGCATATATGGTATAAAGGGTACACAAATATTTAAAAACAACGGAGGAAAAAAATAATGGCAAATAGTAGATTTAATAAACAAGTTTCACCTAAAGGTTATGCAACAGGTGGTAAAGTCGGATCAAAAACAGAAAGTTCAAGTACAAAAGGAAA